ACGCTCCTGCTGGCCCTACTGCTATCACTGGCTATGAAACTGTTATTGGCGATACTCATAGTGCTGCTGGCTCTGTTCCGCAAACTGTGAATATTCCTTTAACTGCTATTGGTGGTGGTAAGCTTACTGTCTCTGCTCCTCTTACTGGCGCGACTATCAATCTTGATGCTCAAACTCGCCAGTTGATTGTTAATCCGGCTGGTACTATAGCCGCTTTAACTGTTAACATGCCTGCTGCTTCTGCAACTATGGTTAACGGTTCGCGCATTGGTATTTGCGGTACTCATGTTGTGACCGCTCTTACTCTAGGTGGTGGCACTGGCAATACTTTTAGCCCAACTCAGCCTACTGCTATGTTAGTGCCTGTAGTGACTGGTGCTGCATCTTGCTTTGAATTTATTTACAGCAAGACTAGTGAAACTGCTGGTGTTTGGTATCGCACACAGTAATCCAACTTAAACAAAGAAAGGATTACTGTCATGCCGTTACCTAATTGGGGTGAAGTAGTACAGAGGTTTTTAACTAGCCGTCAGCTATTGCCCGGCTCTTGGGCTAATGCAATAACTGATGCTTTAACTTCTGCTCAACAGAACATAACAGCTTCTGTTGTGCAAACTCAGGCAGGTGGAACAGCAATCACCAGTGCTAGTGCAGTTGTTACAACTGGCAATGCTAATGATGCTGTGAGACTTCCTAAAGGTGACATAGGAATGCAAGTTCTCCTAGCCAATATCAGTGCTAACGCTTTAGGTGTTTTTCCTGCTGTTGGTGACACTATTTTTCCTAGTGCTGCTAACGCTGTGTTAGCTCAGACTGCCAGTAAGAACGCTATCTATAAGGTTTTAAAAGTTAGTTCTTCTGGTGCAGCAACTTGGTACAAAGTTGAAAGTGCTTAATTTTTAAAAACCGGGGTTAGAAATAACCCCGGTTAACTATCTTTGGAGCTATTATGAAAAAGCTAATTTTAATTTTCATACTGAGCCTGCTTCCTTCATTGGCATTTGCTCAGACTAGCAGAAATCCCTGCTATACTTCTCAATCTAATACAGCAGAAGGTGTTACTAATTGCATTGGAGTTGGTGTTGGAAGTCCTTTACCTGTTGCTAGTTCTGGTTATCCATCTGGCACAACAGCATTGACAGGAAATGGAGCAGGTACAACAGGAGCAGTTGTTGGTACTCTTGCTGCTGCTACAGGAAAAACAACTTACATTTGTGGGTTTAATGTTTCTTCTATTGGTGGCACTGCTGCTACAGGACCAATTACCATTGCTGGCTTAACTGGTTCATCTATGGTGTATCAGCTAACCTCTAGTGCTCACGGCACTAGCGTAGGTCAAACTTTTACACCTTGCATTCCTGCTAGTACAACCAATACAGCTATTACTATCACAACTACAGCTAATGGCACTGCTACAGCAGTGAATGTTAATTCTTGGGGTTATCGTCAGTAGAGTTTTTACTTTGGAAATTGAATTTAACGAGAAGCTAGCATTTTTATTTGAACCTGCTCGGTTAAAGATTGGGTATGGTGGTCGCGGTGCTGGTAAGACTGATGGTTATGCTATTGCTTTAATTGTTTTTGCAATGAAGATGCGTTTACGTATTCTTTGCTTGCGAGAAATTCAAAATTCTATTGAGGAAAGCGTTAAGAGTACAATTGAAAATTATATAGAGCATTATGGATTAGAATGGGCATTTGATATTAAAGAAAAATCTATTACTTGTACATTGACAGGTTCTAGATTTATATTTTCTGGTTTGCGTCATAAGATTAATGCGATCAAATCTCTTGCTAAAATTGATATAGCTTGGTTAGAGGAAGCAAACAATACATCTAAAACTTCTCTTGATAAGCTTATGCCTACAATTCGTGGTAAGCATGAAAGCTCAAAAGACGGATTAGGTGGACCATTTAAAAAAGGCCCTGAAGTATGGATTAGTTTTAATCCTGAATTAGAAGATGATGAAGTTTACAATAGATATGTAATTAATAAAGACAAGTATGCTCCTGATTTTCTGCCAAATGAAGTTACTGGTGAAATGGAGCGTTACGCTTATGTAGTTAAAATTAATTGGTATGACAACAAATGGTTTCCGCCAGATTTGCGGCGTGAAATGAATTTGTTAAAAGCCAACAATAGTACAAAATATTTAGAAGTTTGGGAAGGTCATACTAAGCAAACTCTTGATGGAGCAATTTATGCTGAGGAAATCAGACAAACTCTGCTTGACGGTAGGCGTTGCCGTGTTCCTCATGATCCAACTAAGCCTGTTTTTACCGCATGGGATTTGGGCCATTCTGACAAGACTGCTATTTGGTTCATTCAGCGAGTAGGTTTAGAATTTAATATTATTGATTACTATGAGAACAGACTTAAGAAGCTTCCTCATTATATAGAGTATTTGCAAAGCAAGCCTTACAATTATTCAGTTATTTATCAACCTCATGATGCTGACAACGAAACATTAGCAGCTAGATCAATAGCAAGTTTAACTAGAAAAGCTTTTCCGAATGCCAAAGTAGTTGTAGTGCAGCGCCCTACTAAGAAAGTTGTGGGTATCAATGCAGCCCGCACAATTTTTGAATTATGCAATTTTGATGAAGCTAATACTGCTGATGGTTGGCAGTGTCTTTCTCGTTATGCTTATAAGGTGAATGAAGAAACTGGCAATTTTTCTAAAGAGCCTGATCATGACACGCCTTGGTCGCATGGAGCAGATGCGTTTCAAACTTTCGCGCTATCTTTAAAAACTGAAGCAGATGCTAAGAAGCCTGCTAAGCCAAAGGTCATACCGCTATCGCAGCAGCCTAGAGCTTGGATGAGTTAAGGAAATTAAATAAAATGGCTTGGTCTACAACATTTTCAAAAGATGATCGCTATAAAGAAGGCGATGAAGAAATTTTAATTGAAGCTAAGAAGCGTTTTAAGGCTTGTGAAAATTGGGAAAGCCAAGCTAGAATTTATTTTGATTATGATTACAAATTCGCCAATGGCGATAGTAATAATATGTATCAGTGGGATAGATGGGTTGTAGGAGATAGAATTACAACTCAGCGTCCATGTTTAACTATTAATAAAACTCAGCAACATAATCTTCAAATTATTAATGATGGAAAGCAGAATAAGCCGGGAGTGAATATTCGTCCTGTTGGTGATGAAGCTAGTTTTGAAGCTGCTCAAGTATTTCAGGAAGTAGTTAGACATATTGAGTATGTTTCAAATGCTGAAAATGTTTATGACAATGCAGCTACTTTTCAAGTTAGTGCTGGATGGGGTTATTGGAGAGTTACTGTTGAAAAAATAACTGGCACTTTTGATAAAGAAATTTATATTAGACGCATTAAAGACCCTCGCAATGTTTATCTTGATCCAAATATAAATGAAGTTGATGGTTCTGATGCTTGGTTTGGCTTTATCTTTGATGATATGCCAAAGGACTTATATGAAGCTAAGTATCCTAAATTTAAAGATGTTGGAAATGTTCAATTTGATAATGAATATCATGGTTGGTATACTAATGATCATGTTAGAGTTTGTGAATATTATAGAAAACTTCAAAAGGATGATAAGCTAGTTTATTTTATTCTGCCTAATACTAATGAAGAAATTGGCCCTATCAAATGGAGCAAGCTTCCTAAAGATGGCCGAGAAATGTTTAAAGAAATTAAAGCTAGAGAGGACAACTTCCCAGAAGAAGAAAGAACATATCGCGAGCAGGATGAATTAAGCGAAGAAATTGAATGGTATAAAATTGCTGGTAATGTTATTATTGATCGCAAGAAATGGCTTGGGAAGTATATACCTATCGTTCGCTTAGTTGGTACTGAAACTGTTATTGATGGAATTTGGGATTGCAAAGGTCATACTAGAGCTTTGCTTGATCCTCAGCGTATATATAATGTTAATTCTTCTGCTAATGTCGAATTTGGAGCATTGCAGACTAAATCTCCTATTACTGCTCCTGCTGCTGCAATTGAAGGCTATGAAGATTTATACGCTAGAGCTAACATAGATAATCTTTCAGTATTGCCATACAATCATGTTGATGATGAAGGAAATACTGTTCCTCCTCCTTCTCGCATGGCTCCTCCTGTCGCTTCTCCTGCTTATGTGCAGCAAATGGAGATTGCACAGAATGAAATGATGATGGTATCTGGTCAATATCAGGCACAGATGGGAGAAAATGAAAATGCTAAATCAGGTGTTGCTATCAATGCTAGGCAACGTCAAGGTGATAGAGCAACTTATCATTTTATTGATAATCAAGCTATCGCTATCAGATTTACAGGTAAAATTCTTTTAGATTTAATTCCTAAAATATATGATACTCAAAGAATTATGCGTATTGAAGCTAAAGACAATACCATAATGAATGTCACTATTGATCCAAATGCTAAACAGGCTTTTCAAAAGAAAAGTCAAGGTCAAGAATTGGACAATAATCAGCAAATTATTGACATTATATTTAATCCTAATGTGGGTATGTATGATGTTCAATCTGATACTGGCCCTAGCTTTGCGACTAGAAGGCAGGAAGCATTTAATGCCTTAACTCAAATTGCTGCTCAAAATAAAGAATTTATGGGCATTGCCGGTGATATTCTTTGGAAGGTTGCGGACTTCCCTGAAGCTCAAGTTTTGGCTCAACGCTGGCGCAAGGTTATTCCTCCTAACATTACTGGTGATGCTCCTAATCCGCAGCAAGAGGCTATTATGGAAGCTGCTGCTCAGCAAATTGAAATGTTACAAGGTCAACTGCTGGCAATGGCTAAAAAGGTTGAAGATAGAGAAACTGAATTTGCTCTTAAGGCGCGCGAAATAGAATTGCAAGAACGTAAAGTTTCTGATGAAATGACTATGAAGTCGCTTAAAGAAGTAAGGGATGATTTTGATGCTTTAACTAGAAGGGTTGTGGCTCTTGGTAATGCTGGTCCGGGTATCTCGATTGAGCAGATACAGCCTCTTGTTAAACAGGTGATTGCTGAGGCGCTTATAAACGGCGCTGAGTTAGTTGAGGATCAGCCCGGCTCTGTTGACGGCGGGACACCTTCAGGCTTACCAGAAGGCGGCTCTGAGGAGCAGGATAGCCTTCCGGGAGTGCCCGGCTCTAGGGAGGTAAACGGTCGCCATTTTGTTCCTAACCCGGAAGGTGGATGGTTAGAGGCTGTGCCCAATGATCCTTCCAAAGTTGAAGGAGCTAAACAAGGAAATGATGGCAGTTATTATATTCCTGATCCTAACAGAGAAGGTAAGTTTATAAAGGTAGAGCAAAATGCTGGATAGAAATCTATTTGGTGGTAATGCTGGCTCTGCAAATCCGTTTGCAAAGTCACCTTTAAAATTAAGTTCATTAGTTGAGCCTGTTAATGGCATTTTTAATGGTGGCATTTTTGGTAGTCAAAAAAATGCATTTCAGGAAGCTATGGCTCCTTTAACAAATATAATCGGAAAACCATTAGAAACATTTGGTAAAATTTTTGAGCCTATTACTGATCAAATACAAAAATCAGCGCAAACTAATAATACTTTGCAATCTCCTAAAATGATGCCATCAGTACAAGCTCCTTATACTCCTCAAGTTAAGCCTCAAGCTCCTGCTGCAATTCCACAACCTCAAGATTACTTGAAACAGTTGACTAGCCGTTATAACAATATGTATTCATTTACTCCTATTGACTATGATCCATTTGGTGAAATAAAGAAGCAAATATCTGGATTATATACTTAAATGCCTAAGCTCTATGAAATAACTGATGCTTTCTCGCCAGAAGAAACGGTAGACAGCTTGCTTGTTGAACCTGTATTGCCTACAGAAAGACCAAGGGTAATTATTAATACTGCTGAGTTTAATAAGCCTAAGCCTGATCCATTGTGGGATGACGTGGAAGGTTTTAAGAAAACTGTTAAAGATAGTGCTTCTGGCATAGCTGATGCGATCAAATATGCTTCTGAATTGGATCAGAAGTTTACTTCTAATGTTTTAAATTTACCGAAAAGAGCTTACGAAAATTCCGAGAATTTGAAGAAAGGATTAAAAA